ATTACCAGCAGTCCTAAGATTCTGCTTTTGGTCTTCTGGGAGTTCTTGGTATTGGCCAATTAGCTCTTGTCCTTGTTCAGATTGTACGATTGGAGTGATTACGTCTTGAACCTTTTGTTCTACTGCTTCTTCTGCTGATTGAGGCAACACAACCTTCCCAGCTCCAGTTACAGCTTCTCCAATAGCCCCTGAAATTCCGCCGACAAGTTCGCCGGCGATATCAAAACCCGCAGCAATGGGGTGTCTTTCTCCTACTAAACTCTTTTTATATGCAGATAATGCGTCGTCGGCCCCTCCGAATAGTTCCTCTCCAACACCCAGGAATGTTTGAGCAACGTCTGTGGCAGTCTCCTTAACCACACCAGATTTTGCCTGTGTAGTTGGTTGTACCTTTTCAAACATGACAGAACTCGGTCTGTTTATTCGCAAACCGCCAATAGCGCCCATAATCTCGGTGCTTGTTTTACCTTCTGCTTTAAGGTCTTTTGCCAGTTGTAGTTCTTCTTGTGTTAAAGCCATGTTATCGAATATTAATGATTTGTAATTGCTCGTCGTTTGATAATCCCATCTTAGCGTTCAGGATGTTTTGTTGTTCTAGGTAGCCCTTTCTGATTTCGCTGATGTTCTTGACTAGTTGTTCTTCTGAACCCCTGAATCCAGTAACATTACCGGCCTCATCAACCTCTGCCGATGCGGCGAAGTCTGAAGACGCTCTACCAATAGCGATTCTTTCACCCTCTGTCAGAGAACCGAATGTAGCTCCCGCCTCCTTAAGACTCAGCAATTCTGAGAATGTTGCGTCGTTAATGATGAATGAGGCTTTTGCGAGGAAGTCTTCTGCCCGTACAGTTGCTTCTGGAATGGTCACACCTTCTCCTGGTCGTGTTGTTCGTTCAAACACCCTAGCAAAGAATCCTTTAGCAGCACCGGCAACTTGGTCGATTGCAATTGAGTCTGAAAGCATCTCATCTACTCTTTGAAGGTTTCCGACAGATGTCTCAAACTCTTGCTCATTAGCTCTGGCCTCATCAAGTGATGCAAAACCGGCGGGGTCATATCCAAGCTGTGCTATAGAAGTTGGGTCTCCAGCAGCGGCCAGGTCTAGTAGAGTAGCTCTATTTGCTAGGTATTGTCCTTGTAGCTGTGCTTTTTCTAGTGCAGAAGTTGTGAATCCCGTTGCGGCCAATGAAGACATTGAAGATGCATCCATGATTGTGTTGATTTCACCCTGAGAAGCCCCTCTGTCTCTAGCATTCTTGATTGCCTGTGCCTTTGCCAGTCCAAGCTCTTTTTCACTGGCTCTTGCCCCATCAATAGTTGCCTGAGCGTTAGACAGTAGTAATTGTCGTTGTTCTAGGACTTTTTGCTGTTCTCTATCCACAAACGGCGCTATTGCATCTAGTTGAGACTTATAAAGGTTGATTTCTGTCTCCAAGTCTCCGTATTTAAGGTCTAGCTTAGAATCAATAAGGTTTGTTGCCGCATTTATCTTTCCTGCAACCACAAGCTCGTTAATTCGGTTATCTGCTGTTTGTAGTCCGTATTGTCGTTGGATTTCAGACGTTCTGTCGTTAATTTGTGACTTTGTAAGTCCTCCGACCTTCCCAGTCTCATTGACCAGTCTTGAGTTCCTTGCAGCCTCTTGTATGTTGAAATTGTCTTGAATTCCGAACAATTCTGCTTCCAGTTCTGGTAATTCTGCCTCTTCCATTAAGCTAAACTGGTCTCTTGCTCGTTTTGCTGTTTCTGCTTGTGCATCAAGCATTCTTTTCGTGATATCCTCTTGTGTTTTAGTGAATTGACCGCCGGTAAGCTCATCTAAGCCTCCAAGAGTCTGTCTAACAATATTTTGTGTGTCTGGGTCCAGCCCTTGTGTAAGTTGAGATGCGAAATCGAACTCCTCTCTACTTATATCGGGTGTTGAGGCTGATTGAATCGCCGCCTGTGCCTTTCGTGTCTTTCTTATGTTCTTTTGAGTGTTCATCCGAGTAAGGTCTTGCCCTTGCCCGATGTTCCCAGCATCAATAACAGGAATAGTTGGTTGCTTTCCTTGTCTACTTCGTAGAGTGTCTTCAATGCCTACATTGTCGACTAGTTGTTCGTTTGGGTCTAGCCCTAATTTTTCTGCTATTTGAGTTCCGATGCTCGCCATATTGTTATTTTAACAGTTTTATTTATAAAAAGCCTTGGGTTCAGACACTGAAACAATCCTTCCAAGGGTAGGACTTTGCCCGTTTCCTGTCATGAATATCTTGTATTGAATCCATGTACTTTCAAAGCCTGTGCTGAACTTTGAAAAAGTCGCAAGGTTCTTAATGTCTGTTACGTCACCAAGTCTGTGCCATCTTTGAATTCTGGCAATGGCAGTAGTGCCAGAATCACAAGTTATTGTTTCATCCAGCGTTACAGTATAGGTTCCACCGCTCTCAGTAATGGTCTGCACATGGGCACATGAACCACCACCAGAACCCCTTATTACAGTTACCTCGTCGTAAATGTCGTCCTCGGCCCGTGTTTTAACGTCTGCCCAAGCGCTATCTGCAGAAGTGAATACACAGGCACTAACCCAGCTAATCTCAACATCGCTGAAATCTTCCTTTTGAACCCTCGCCTTAACAACAATCTTGTCATAAGCACTAATGAAAGGCTCATAAGTAAGAAGAATGTGCTGCCAAGAGTCTTGAAGTTGTTCTGATTGGATTTGAGAGGTTACTAACCAGGCCATGTTGGGATGTGTTGTGAAGCTGCTTGAGTCCCCCTCTTCGTAGTTGGTTTTGGCGCTAAATATAGCCTGCTCTGTATTAGTGGCATCTGTGTAGTATTGAGCGCCAATTATAAACTTACCAGCGTCTTCGAAGTTAACAACCGCCTCTGAATAGATGGCAGGGAACAGAGAACCAACACTCGGAATATCTACCTGTGATGCATTGTTGGAGCTGGTATTACTTTCAGTATAGAAAGCGTATTTATGGTATAGACCAAATTCTGGGTCATAACACCAGACCCCTGAAAGAGCCCGCTCCTCATTGTTGACCATTGTTGGTTCGTCAATATAGTTATTACTGATGGCGATGTGGACCTGGTTATCAATGATAGCTATTGCGTTGTCGTGTGTCCAAGTTGTGAAACGTTCAGCGGCCGCAAAGTCAGTTCTAAGCTTGTCGTAGAACGGAAATCTTGCAACCTCATCAAAATATGAACCATTAAATCTCATAACAAGACCTCTACCAGTTACTATGTGTGGCCTGTCTTCGTGTATCACAAGCCCCTTAACTGATGAGTCTGGTATCTCATATACGTTATTAAGAATGTTTTCTGTCACTCCGTCCCATCTCATAACCTTACCAACACCACCATTAGTGTTAATTGTTGTTAACCATATACCATCAGAGGCGTGTCTAATAGAAGAAATAACGTGCCCTGGGTGTGCGCCCGATATATCTAGCGTGTAACTTCCTGTTGTAGATAGTGAGTCGGCAGTTGTTAGAGACCAAATCTTTGTCTCTGCTTCAGTAAAGTAAAGTCTGTCTCCAAATACAGTAGAGGAGTGGAGTGAGTCCGTTGGCGCTGAGTCCACAGTTGTCCAGTCGGCCGCGTAATTACCTGTTTTCTTTAACAGTGAGGCCCCAATAAAGTAAAGACTGCTGTTGAATAGACGGAGTTCGTAGTTCGCATTAGTTAATGTGGGCGCCCCAGTAGCAGAGTCTTCTTCAAACGCAACGTCTGGGTTTGGCGTGTCAGTGTCGGCAACAAAAATCTTACCAGCACTTGCGAAGTATCTATTATCAAAATATGCAAAAGATGAAGCTTGGCCAAGATTAGCCTCTTCTGTAGAGTCTGTCCCCTTGCCCATTCTTCTCGCAATGGTTATTTTGCCCCTATCAACCTCTGGGTCAATATTAAATGTGCTTGATACAGAACCAAGAAGTTCTCCGTCATTACTTTGGTAAAATCTATTCTTTTTTGGTATGTCTATAATCATGAGAAGTAAGGTAAGTAGTAAGTAGCGCTATTAATTTCGACCTCTAAAAAGCCGTCCGGCTTATCCATAACTGAATATATTGAAGAGCCGGATTCATTAACCGACTTGTTCTCTGAACTGGCACTCTTGGAGCTTGTTTCAAGTGTTGAAGACACATCCCTCATCGCTCGTCTTATTACCTCAACCTGTCTTGGGTCATTAGAACGACCGTTTAGCCTGTCCTCTAATGTTTTTAGTCTATTATTCAGTTCTCTTATTTGTTCTTCCATTATACGTCGTCTTTAGTTGATTCTTCTTGGTTGGTCCATGTAGGGTTAGCGCTTTTAGAAACGTAAGACCAGATATTTTCAAGCGCCTTCACAACCACGTCTTTAACAGTCTCCAGAAGGTTTACTGTCGTCACTGTGACGTTCGCGTCACCAGAAACTGTAACCTCTTCCGCAGTAAACAAAAGGTTCTGTGTGTCCACATCTACAGTTACGTCTGGCAACAGCTTAAAGGCGGCAAGTGAATGAATTTTAAAGTTACTGCCCCCACTTGAGTCTGTATAAGTGAAAGTGATTGAGCCCGCACCATCTTTGACCCCATACTGAGCAGCACTAGAACGCCCACCACCAGTGTAATTATAGAATTCAGTTTGGTTAAAACCTGTGATTGGCTCATCGTTGGTAAATTGCCCAGAAACCACGAATGTTGCGACATCAGTTGTGGTTATCGATGTGCTATTTGCTGTGCCCCCAGTCTCGAAGTTAGTAACATCTAGCGGGTCTAGTATGTCAATACCCTGAAGGGAAAGAGCACCAATCGCAGAAGAACCCGATGTTGTCGGAGTGTTAGAACCAGAGAACGTTACAACCAAATCATTTGAGCCAGAGTCGGGTGAAACGATATAATATATGTCAACTTGGGTTGAGTCCCCAGCAAGCCGTGTAGATATGGCCTGTGTCAAAGAATCCCCATTATATGTAACACTGCTCACCCCGTCTATCGACTCGGCAGATATAGTAACAACAAGGAGATTCCCCCCCGAACAATCAAATGCGTTTGTCTGAACTGTTGAGTCTGATGAGATTGCCCAACTGTTGCTACTAGATACTAAAGACATATTAACTTAGTGTTAGAACGCCGTCTGCGTTGAAGTTTACTGTGAAGCTACCGCCTGTTGAAGCCTTATCTTCTGTGAAGTCTAGGTAGCAGATTAGAGGTGATGTTGAGCTTGCGCCGCTGTCCTTGTAAACAACCGCCCCCCTTGCTGTGATAGTTGAGTCGCTCCAAACTTCGTTGTCCGCATCTAGCTTTGCAAGGTCGTTTGTGTTGTCTACAGTTACAGAAGTGTTGGCAAGAGCGTTTCCTCCTGCTGTGTAGCCTGTTCCCGATACCTCGTTTGTGATATCGTCGAAGTTTTCATCTCCGTCTGCATCTGGTGTGTAAGAAGAAGTAACAAGAGCAACTTTGATTGTGTCGTTGGCCCAGTCAATATTACCTTTTGCGAATTCCCCTTTCCCGTAGTTGTATTTTACGTTTGCCATATTAATTCCAATATTTTTTCTTAGCTTTTAAAGTTATGTGTTCGTCGGGCTGCCGTAGGGCATAGAACTTACTGATTTCAGTCTCTAGGAGTGCGATTTCCTCTCTTAGTTGGTTTCGGTTTGATGAGTTGAATTTCAAAGAGTAGTCGTAAGCAGCACCAAGAGACAAGTATCTGTGGAATATCTCTGCGAACCCAGGCTCCTTTGTTGTGTCAGTCATGTCGAAGTAACTAGCTTTTCTTTGGAACCAAACCTTCAATGAAGCGTCTTGGTCATAATTTGAAGCCGGGTACAGGAATAATGAATTAGCTACCACGTCATAATATCGTGGCACCCCATCTGTCTCTTGAAACTCCTGAACAGACATTTCACCCAGGTCTCTAGGGTCAAACGCCTTTAATTTTATCCAGTTTCCGTCTTCACCTTGGATTTCTACTCTATGAACCCGAAGATGAGACACATCGAATGTGTAATCTTGCTGTCCACTAACTAGAGGCGTTACTGCAATAGGATAGTCTGTTTGATTGCTGTCATCCCACTGCCACCTACCACCAGCATTAAAAATCAAAGATACGGCCCTGTCGAACCACCTGTTTACGTTTCTTGTAATGTCTTTTGTAGAGTATGACTGAGCGTTAGCGCCAACAAGCCATCTTGCTTCTTGGACTATACCTGAGTCTTTATCTGGGTCGCTGAATACCATATCCTTATTTTATAAGAACAGGGCGGGTTTAGTTCTTTTTTAGGACATCTTCAAAAGCCTCTTTCCACTCGTTTGCGCGGTCTTTGTATTGCCAGTTCGCCTTTACCTCCCTAAAAGCGTTAGAGCCTAGTTTTCGGCGTTTAACGGGGTCTTCTATTAACTCCTTAAGGGATTCATACCAGTCTTTCTGTGTCTTACACAGCTTTCCTGTTTTATCGTGCTCAATAGTCTTATAAGGGAGAACGTCTGATGCTACACACGGTATTTTCTTCATTGCGTATTCCAGCCATTTAATGTTGGACTTACTTTTATTAAAATCATCGTTGATAAGTGGTGCGATACCAATATCCCACCTCTGTTTCATTAGGTGGTAAGGGAAGTTGTGCCAAGATTCGGTACCCCTGATTAGTTCAATACGATTAAGAACCTCTAAGTCCCAGTCTTTGAACATTTCTATGGCAAGGTCAGAACTAACACCGCCCAATAGTGCCAAGTGAACGTGCGGGTATTCTTTTAAGAGTCTTTCTAGCGGCTTCTTAATAGATTTCAGGTCGGCGTCATGTGTTAGGGAGCCGTGCCACCCAATAACAACCTTGTCTTTGTTGGTTTTTGACTTGTATTTAGCCCATTCCTCCAGATTGTTGGTGTTTGGTAGTACATAATAAGGAATATCTACACCACAAGCAGCTTTAACGTCTTTCTGTATCTGCTTACCGAGGAAGTCGTTAGTTACGAATAGTCCCTTAGAGAAGGAAATCATTGTTCCAACCACGGCCAGCTTCTCATCTCCTTTACTATAGCCTTTCTTTGAGGCGGGTTGGTCGTCTCTAACCTTAAGAACGTTGTCGTCTAGGTCAGTAATGATTGGTGTGCCGGTGTAATCAGAAGCAAACGCCAAGAATCTCCCAGCGTTAGGGTTGTCAAAATGCTTAATAACCACAGCATCATACTTGTTGAAGAAATCAACGTAAGACTGTGCGACTGTTTCTTGGTTTGTGGCATCTATTTCATCTAGGAACTCGTTTCCCCAGAGGTCAACTTTCCAGTCGGTAATCTCTTCTAAACCCAGCTTGGGCAGAAATAGACGATAATAGGTAACACCACCCCACTTATTATTTGCAACTCGGTAATCATTGTTTATGTCTCCTGCTATTAATGCTATTCGCATGTTGCTACCACGTCAGATTCGTGGGCGATGACAAACTCCCTCTTGTCATTTGCTACTGTGTCTGAATAAGATGGAACAATCAAAACTTGTCCTTTCTTGTATTCTGTTTCTCCTCCGTTGTATACCTTAACGAACATGAATTTATCTAAAGCGGCTGCTGTTCCAGGAACATCAACTTGTTCGTTCTTCTTTCCTTTCTCGTCCATAATCTTAGTTGCTAAAAATCTTGGTCCTTTTGGTTTTATTTTCATGATAGTATGAATTTTAATTTAAATGCTATTAAGTGCTTCGCCAACGTCTTGCTTCTGTGTATTACACCAAACCAATCTCTATATTCTTGGTGTACCTTATCGAAGATAAACTGAGCGGGTGTTGATATTCCTATAAACTTTCCACGATGAAATACGCCACATATGTCGGCCTGTGTTCTTCTTATTTCTAAGTCAGGGTCAATATCACGTTGTATTTCCTTCTCAAACGCTTGTATCGTCATGAGTAAATTATAAAAAGAAAAAGCCCTATTGTCTAGGACTTAATCTTTTCAGTTGTGGAAAAACTATGAGTTTGTTCCTACTGAAGATGCTGATTTAACTTCGATTAGCCAGTTTGAATTTAGAACTTTAGCTACGAAGTGAGCTTTCCAACCTACTGTTGAGTACATGTCGATTGGGTTTGAAGTGTCACCTGCTGATGGTTGTTTTACAAACACTTTTGGTGTAGATGTTCCCGCGATATCTACGATACCGTAAGCTTCTCTACCAAACACGAATGTTGAGTAAACGTCAACGCTTCCTGCTCCTGCGTCTGCGTCAACTACTTCGTTGTTAGTTTCGTGGAAAGTAACACCGTGTAGTCTTCCAATTTCTCCATTTCGGATTGCTTCTGCTGAACCAACGTATCGGTGTGCGTCTAACCATTCTGAGTCTCCTCTTAGGTCGTAAACACATGATACTGGAACAATTGACTTAAAGTAACCGTCGTTGAACTTAAGTGCTTTGTTAAGCTTTAGAGTTCTAACAGCTTCTCTAATTGCTGCTCCTGAAAGAACGTTTGTTGCTGCAATAGCTGAAACAGCTGCTGCTCCTACTACTTGTGTTGTTCCTCCACCGTCTAGTTCGTTTGCTGTCAATTCGTCAAGAGTTTCTCCTGCGTTTTGACCGTGAACGTCAACGTGTTCTGCTAGGTTAACATCGATTGATGTTAGTTCGAATAACTTACCAACTCTTGTGTACGCTCCGTACTCTGCAACTACTGCTGAAACAGTTGTAGCTGTCATGTCTGTTGCTGTTGGGTTAGTTGCTTCTGTCAAAGCTGTTGTAGCTTTGGCAAGTGGACTGAATCTTGAGAAGTTTACAGTTTTACCACCATTTGAAGGTATTGCTCTCATTTGAGCTCCTACGTTATAAACTTGCATTTCTTGTGCTCGTTCTAGAAATCTTTTGTCGTAGTATGTGCTCATCAAGGGAGTCAATGATGTTGTTATTGATGACATAATAATTTACTTTTAACTTTAACTATTTAATTTTTCCGTCTTTTATCATCTGTTCTAGTTTATCTAGGGGCATACTTTGAAGTTCTGTCTTAGTGAAAGTTCGTTTTGGTTTTGACTGTGTCTTTCCAGACGCTTGTGCTGAAGCTTGTTTCTTTTCTGTTCGAATTGCTTCAACTGCCTTCTGGACGACTGGGTTTTGGAGTTTTTCAACTCCTCCCAGCTCCATGACCAAGTCAATCTCATCGTCCTCATAACCTTTGGCTGTGAGTCTGATTCGTTCCAAATCCTCCTTCGAAATATTAGATTCGGTTGTGGATTCCTCTGCCTTTTTAGCCTCTTTCTTAAGTAATCTTTGAAGTTTGGCTGTTTCTTCCTTCTGCTTCTTCAACTCTTCTCGAAGTTGAGTAGAATTCTCTTCATCTTCAGAAGATTCTTCTTCCACCTCTTCTTCGGTTTCAGATTCATCTACTTCAAATGTTTCCTCCTCTTTTATCTCGTCTTGAGGGACGACGGTTTCTTTTTGCTCCATTGTGTCTCGTATGGGTTAACGGTTAATATAGTCTTGCAACTATACCTTTATTATAGGAGTTATTTAAACTTTCTTGTGTTTTTTTGGACACTCTCAGAGTTCTTCTGAAGTGTCAAGGTGTCTTGTACAAACTTTTTAAGCTGTTCAACAGTAATCTGTCGTGAACGAAGCTCAGTGGCTATTTCGTCGTTTGTCATACCCTTAGTGTCGATACCGCCGATACTCTTAAGTGGCTCTATATATAGCTCAATTAACTGAATCACCTTATCCCAGTTGGGGTTGGTAAAGAAATCTTCTGTACAAACTTTAATAAGTTCTTGTTTATGATGCTGGTTCATTTACCCTTTGGTTAGCTTCTCCTACTAAATCATTAATAGCTTCAGATATTGGGGGTTGTCCTGGTTGTGCTAGGCCGGCTCCTTCTGGCCTTGCAGTTCGTTGTGCAGCCGCTGCTTCTAGTCTAGCCGGGTTAATTCCAACCTTTTGTGCGTAATCGAAGAATAGAGTCTTAAATAGAGGGTCGTCAATCAGCGTCGGGTTCTGTACTAGCCCTTGTAGTAGTGAGAATGTGTTTTGTGTCATTACTTGTACGTTCTCCTGTTCGTTAGCAATGTTGATATCAAACTCAAACTCTAGGTCTTTATATAGGTTTTCTTTGATTTTAAGGAATCGTTGTGAGCCTGTTTGGGCAAGTTTCTCTTTGGCTGTGAATTCTGCCGCCTGTACCTCTTGTATTGTAAGTGGTCGTCCTTTAGATAGAACCTCGTCTGCAATCATTTCATTGATGAATACCTTGTCGATAACCGCTAGTGTTCCGGGGTCTCCTGCATATCTAAGCATGTGTTCTGGGCTAAGGTCTCTAACCGCTTGCGGTAACACAAGTTCATTAAAGAAGTCTTGTAGGAATAGTGCGAAGTTCTGTCTCTTGAATAGGAATACTGATACTGAGTTTGTGTTTTGGATTATTGCGTTGGTTGCGGGTGTTGAAGCGGGAATTGCTTGTCCTGTAACAACATCATTGGCGAATGAGATTCTGTCTGCAAGAACTCCCCACGTGTCATATTCGTTTTGGAAGGCTTGTAGGTTTCTCTCTTCGTTGGCCAATGGTGTAAATCCTGACTTAGACATAATAACGTCTCCAGACTGTAGGTCTGTTAGAACGTTTTGCACGATACTCTCGTCTTGTGTTTGGAATATGTGTAGGGCGGATAGCTCCATTGATACCCTCTTTTGGTTCTCAATCTCGTTAATTCTCTCTTGAGCGTGGAATAGGTCTTCTACAACTCCAACCCCAAGCCATCTTCCTGGTGTCTTTGTGTAGTGAGCGTCCATAAACGGGTAGTCTCCTTGCCACTCTTGTGCAAACAGAATTTCGCTTAGGTCTTCTTGTATTTCTTGTCCTGTTCTAGCGTCAGTTGATGACTTTGTTAGGCTGGGTTCTGCAATAATAACGTGTGTTCTCAAGAACTCTTTGTCTGTTTCTTTCCCGATTTCTTCCCAATCGTCTTCTGTAAGCTCCCCGAATCGTTCGTAAACTTCGATAAGTGGTGTTGTGCTAACACCCTGGTTGTTTCCGTCGTCTTCATAAGACCGTTCTGAGTTGTCCATGTCTTCTTTAACAGAATCAATGATTCGTTCAATAGCTTCTGCATCCCACCCATCCTTCACCTTTTCTTTAAGTTCTGAGGGTGTCATGTAGTGCTTAATAGTTGCGAATCTTGAGTCTTTGATTCTCTTTACTGCTGGGTCAACGAAGAATCGTCTAAGGTCTACAATGTCTGCTCCGTCATTTGTCTTTCTAAGCACACAAGAACCATAAGTAGCAAGGTCTGTCGCCATGTCGTTCAATAGTGTTCCAAACTTATTCTTTTTAAGCCAAAGTTTTAGTTCTGATTCAAGAAAATGAGTAGCCCAGTATGATGTTGGGTTCATTGGTAATAGTTTGATATCTTTAGTGTCGATATCCAAGAAACGAGCGATTGCTTCCCTTCTGTATTTAACAATGTTGTGGAAAATCCGTGTGTCCTCGTCCTCAGCATCACCAGATTCAAATTGGTCGTTCATATAAAGGTGAATCCGTTTGATTGTGTCGATTTGGTTGAAAGAATATCCCTCAACAACGTCCACGTCTTGATACAGGAAGTCGTCGATTTCTCTCCGTAGTTGTTTGATAGCCATAAACCTATTTTATCTAAAACTCTTCTTATTATCCCTGTTTTGAGACACTTTTATGGCCATTGCTTGGTTGTAGTCCCTAACATCTGTAACACCCCAATATCTCATCATGTCGGCTCCGTGGGAGTTTTCGTCATGGGCTGGGTTAACTTTCCAAATACCTCGTGAGTCGTCCCACTCTTTGTGGTATCTCTTTAGTCTCTTAAGAAGTAGCTGTACATTAGGAGTGTCTTCGAAGTGTAGAGAGGGGAATCTGAACTTAACAACGTCTATACCCTCATGAACACTAGAACGGTTAACAATATTAAAATCAACACCCATATCGTAGGCTATTTCCTTTCTTGTTCGTGTCGCGGAGAAGTCCTTAACGGCAATATCGTGTGGGGCATAGTGTTCTGCGTATATATAAGGCTTGTTCTTTATTAGTTTGATACCTTCTGCCAGTCCCTCATCGTCTTTCAGCTCTTCATAGTCTATTACTGCCCAGTTAATGCCGTTCTTCTGAAAGAAGCCGATAGCATAGTTCTCTCCTTTACCGAGGTCACACCAAGTGTAGACGGGCTGTGTTGGGTCGTATAGACCAGTTCTCACCCTATTATCATCCATTGCTTTTCTTATGTGGTTTGCATAGTAAGCACCCTCAACACCGAATCCTTCCCAAGAACCGTGTCTCCAAGCTCTCATCATCTCAGGGTCTTTAATAGACTCAATAACCTTTACATAGTTAGGGTCTGCGTTCATTAAAATAGGGTTATCATCCAGAGTTGATGGAACGAACACACGAGACAGGCCAGACTGTTCGTCCGTAGTAATGTATATCTCATTCATATCTGGTAAGTCTGGAATACTCCACCTATCTTTCACCCATTCATGTCCGGGTCCATCTGGGTTAGTTGTTGCGAATATCTGCGGTCGTATCTCTGGGACAGTAGAACGACAAGACGCTCTTAGCTTTTCATAGTCAGACTCTCTGGAGATGTGAGTAATCTCTTCGAATATCATGTTTTGGTATTCGTGTCCTTGGTATTTCTGGTAAGCGTCTTTATCTGCTAAGTGGCCAAACCTTATTCTTGCCCCACTGGGGAACTCAAAGTAATCGTTAGCTTTCTTGCCACCTGCACCAAAGTACATATCAGTTGCTCTATCTATCCAGTCTGAAAGGTCTGTGAAGTTCTTTCTAATAACTAATGCTCTGTATTTAGGGTGCTGTATATGATACATGGGAAATACCATTCCAGCGTCTGTCTTTCCTCCACCTCTTGCACCACCATAAAGTATCTCATCCTCTTTTCTTTTAAGGACAAGTTCTTGTTTAGGTTGCGGTTCCCATTTAATCTTCATTTTTACTTGGTAGTATTACTACACCTGTTTCTATCTTTTCACCATCAGATGTGATATCAGCTTTTGTATCTGGCTTACCTTCTGCCATTTCCCATAGCTTTGTTTTGTCTATACCCTGTAAGAACTCTTGTCTCTCCTCTTCTGTCATAGCTGCTAACATCTCTCTTGTGTATTCCTTTAGTGTTTTACCCTTTGGTCTACCCTTTGGATTACCCGATTGTCCCTTCTTAAAAGCGTGTGGTTGTAGGTGTTTTGGAACTTTACTGTTCTCTTGTTGTTTTTCAGTGTCCTCTTTCATTGTTGAAACTATGTTAACTCTTTATCAAAGAATTCCTCCGTAACTGTAGTAATTCCTTGTTGTCGTGCTTTTTGTGCCTTTATATAATCTTCCGTCCTCTTTATCCATCTCTGTAGTGTTTTGGTACTAACGTCTAGTTTATATATAAGCGCGTACTCCTTTAACTCTGAAATAGAGTAGTTTCTCCACATATAGCCAGTATGAAACATCCGAACCCAGAATTGTCTATCTACATTGTGTATTTTAGAGAATTCATTGTAGGGGTCTTTCTCATACAGTGGCTTAAGCAGGGAGATTCGCTTTGACATATATATATTATATAATTAAGGTTAATAACTGTCTATAACCATTCTCTATTATCTAGTGTCCAGTCAATAGTCTTTTGAAGTGAGCCGTCTAAGTCTAATGGTGTTTCCCAGCCAAGGTCTCTAATCTTTGAGCCGTCTAGTGCGTATCTTCTGTCGTGTCCTGGTCTAGTGCCGTGGAAGTCTTGTAGTTCATAGTTAAGGTCTTTGCCCATTAGTTTGGCGACCTTTTCAGCAAGTTCTAGGTTGTTTATTTCCTCATTGCCAACAATATTGAATCTTTCTGGCCTTGTTGTGTCTCCGTCATCAAACATTGTGGGTTTTACTGTGTTTAGTATGAACAGAATCATATCTGCGGCGTTTCTGGCGTGTAGGTAGAATCGTGAGCCAATATATCCCTCTTTTCCGTGCACTGTTACCTTTTCTCCATTATCAATCTTTGAAATAAGTTGAGCTATGTATTTCTCCTTGTCTTGTCGCTCTCCGAAGATGTTCATACAGTTAGTAATAATTACTGGTACTCCATATGTTCTCCAGTATGAGATTGCAAGCGCTTCTTGTGCGGCTTTTGATGCTGCGTAAGGGTTGCTTGGGATGATTGGTGACCACTCGTGGTGGTTCACGCCGTCTGGAGCTACTCCAAACACCTCGTCTGTTGAGAATTGGATAAACTTCTCTGGTTGTATCTTTCTTGCTAGTTCCAGCATGTTTAATGCCAAACTGAAGTTGTTTTGTGCAAATGGCACCGGGTTTGTGATACTCCTGTCTACGTGGCTTTCGCTGGCGACATTAATAATGTAATCAAACTTCCCCATCTTTTCGATAGTATGGTCGGTAAAAGGAGATACGAGGTCGTGTGTTATTACCTCTACTCTATCTGCATGTGTCTTGTAATGGTCGCTTTCTAGGATTCTTTCTGGTGTTCCCTTGTGTTTCCAACTTGCTACACAAACGATGTCCCAGTCCGTATTCACTAATAAATGGTCTAATATATGGCTCCCAACAAAACCTGAAGCCCCGGTTAGTAAGATTCTTTTCATAACTATTTAATTATCTAATAATTACCACTTTATGTCTAACCCCTTCTGTGGAAAAAGAATGAACCAAACTCTCTCCATCACCCAAGCCAACTTCTCATCGGCTGACATTAGTTTGTATATTTGCTCATAAAAAACCTTAGGCCTTCTTCTTATGTCTGATGCATTCGTTCTAAATTGTCCCCCCGCATAGAACTCCCACTCTCTAGGAAGTTTCATAACTCTGGTTATCTTATCAAATGGTAGTCCTGCGTGTTGTGGGCAGTGGTCTCGGTAGCATGTGTATTTTTTACTCTGGAAAGGGTAGTGGTCGCTGGGGTCCCCCTGCATAAACCAGTAGCCACCCTTTAACTTTTCATAGTTTTCGATTATGTACCACAGGAATGAGAAAGGCTCTCTGCCAAAGTTGAGCACGTCTTTGTCTTTCTGAATAACCACCTTCTTGCTACACTCGTCTGACCAGCTTATGTCTTCGTTGTATCGGGCTATTACGTAAGTAGTCTGTTCTTCCATCTTTCTCTTTTAGTTAAGTAGTCTTTGTACCATGCGTCTTCTTGCCCTTTCCAATACTCTTCGTTCTTCCTCAAACCAACAGCCTCTTTCTCTAAGTTGAATAACACATTGCTTTCCCTTGTGTGTATGCATGAGGCATAACCAGTAGCTATTGCCCAGCCGTTCTCATCGAAGCTCTTCTTTATCTCTAAACCTGCCCAAATATCGTCGAAGCGTTCCGCCCCTTTAAAGTCTCTAACTGGTGCGTAATATACATAAGGCAAAGCCTCAACCCTGAACCCGACATTCATTCCACAGAAAGGGAAGAATAGTCCTTTAGGGACGACGCACTTAAGGTAGTTCATCTCCACATTTCCCTTTACAAGCTGTGTGGGAGCATCATAGTCTGGGTTTTTCTCCCATACGCCGTGAGACAACATAACAGGTGATTCTTCTCGTATTCCGTAAGGGAAGCCTCTTGTGTAGTCGTCTCTGTTGTGAACCTCTGAGACAGGGAACCAAGACGTTGGAGCTTCTCGCACTAGCTGGTTTATGTGGTCTTGAATAGTATCTCCGCTGGGCATCATGTCGTCGTCCATGGTTATGATGTATTTTACGTCTTTAAGGTATTTCTGAACGTAAGCAAACCCCAAGTTTCTTACCGCCGCACACTTGTTAGATATCAAGTCGCTGTCTTTGCCCATTATCTCTTTTAGGGAGAATGTATGTTCCCCGTGAAACACTCTCGGTTTGTCTTGTGTGTCATCAACCACCACAACCTCTACGTTGTGCTTTTTAAATAGTTCCTCCCAGCCCTTATAGTAGTTTTCGAAAGACTGCGGTCTAATTGTTGGTATTACAATAGCTATCATTTTAATATCTCTATAATATCAGTTTCTATGGTTTCTAAAAATTGTTTATCCCCATCTTTGAATCGGTAACCATTCTGCACAAGAAATTGTAGTTGTAGCTTCAACAGTTCTCGCCTTGTTGCATCTCCTTTAATACCTGTAATTCTGTTGTGGGCATCTGCTTTTGCATGACACTCGCCACATAACCAAATGGAGTTGATTGCCGAGTTTGAGATTGTGCTAAAGATATGATGAAGAGAGCACCGCTGATTTGAACCACATTTTCTGCAGAAATTATCGTGGACATTTAGCGCTCTTACTTCCTCTGTGAATGCGTTACTCATTTCTTTATATTGGTTACTATAACTGATTACTAATGGGTCTCCCCCATCAAGCCCTGAGGTCTCTCTTTTACTCGGGGGCCTTCTAAAAAAGTGACATCTTCGGGGTGGGGGATAGGGCTACGAGCCTTATTTATAGCCACATTCTAAAAACAGCCGTTTTACCACTCTCCCGATGTTTTTAAGACGCCTCTAGTCAGTAGGGGGGTGTACTATTGGCCTATCATCGTTAGCGTTACCCTCCATAATACTGTCCATTAATACGATTAATCCTGCTATCGCCTTAACCCCGTGGTGCAATCCTGAATCTGGGTCAATATCCTCGCCCTCCATCCAAGCATTAAGGTGTCTTAGTGTGCTGGAGTAATATGTGGTCATGTTTACGCCAGCCTGTCTAAAGTTATAGGGTCCGTATTTATTAGCGCCCTCCGTCATGGCTTCGGCAACCTCCTTTAACACCCTTGGTGGCACTAGGTGGTATTGTGTTTTCTGTTTTCCTGCTTTTTCTTTGGGGTTTATCATACT